GATACATTGAATCCTGATATTATTGTTTGGGTAAATACAAAACCAGCTAAAGATACTTTTGTAGCACCACCTTATTATGACTTCCGTGTGAAGTCAGTCAATGATGAAATAATCGGCGACATTATCGAGCGTATTAAAACTAAACGAATTTAAGGAGAAACACATGTCATACATTTATGTTATCGATCCAACTTCCCGTCAATATGGTTTTGAGATTAACGAGTCTCTAAAACTAGTTGTCAATGAAAATACTTATAATATCACTGAAGAAACTCCACAGATTGATGTATTTGAATCTGCTATTCAGGAAGGTTTGATTTTTAAGTTAATTTCCAACAAGGGAATCACTTTATTCAATCCAGATAAAGTTATTGGTATCCAATACGTTGTTGAATAAAATAGCACTCTTTAAAACTATATCTTGGAGATTACTGGGAACGGTAATCTCCTTTATTATAGCTTTTGTTATTACCGGTAGTTTATCATTGGCTACCGGTATTTCAGTACTTGACTTGGTGATAAAATCTCTTGTTTATTATTACCACGAGGTCATTTGGCAAAAGATTACCAATCATTAAATATAGGTATTATATTAAGTAAAGCCGAGGTTTAAGTGGCAGCAGCCTTTTATCCTGGTGCATTTTTGTCATCTGCGTTCGAATCTGCTATAGAATTTAGCGCAACCTCCTCATCATGTATTGCATCAACAATTGTAGCATCTTTGAGCACTGGTATTGCATGTACCTCAAGTGTTCAATCTGTCGTGTCTACTTCCCCAGCAATACTTATTAACGGTATTTCTGCTGCATCGAATGTATCTGCTCTAACTACATCCTCTGGTGCTCTAACTAATGCAATACAGATGGTTGGTAGTGGTATTTCATTATCTACACCAACTACTGTAAGTATAACAAACGGTATCAGATTTAATGCAGCTGTTACCAACCAAAGTACATCTTCTGGTGATATAATAAATGGTATCAGATTTCAAGGTACCGGTACTTCTATTGTTTCAAGTAGTGCAAACTTTACAAATCAACCTGCATTCGGTTCATTAGCAGAAACTGTAAGTACTACTTCTGGTGTCCTAGTAACATCAATACCTTTAGTTGCTTCATGTACAGCCGTAACAAATGTAACTCAGCCAACTCTTACTACTGGCATTGCATGTAACTCCTCTGTTACTAATACTGTTACTTCTTTTGGTAACATATTAACAAATATTGTATTGAATACTTCTGTACAAGCTGTCTCTAGTTCAACTAGTGCTCTTGTAACAGGAATTCCAATATCTGCATCTGTTGCAATTATTGCAACAGCAACACAACCTACATTAGTAACTCAGATTCAATTGTCAGGCTCTGGTAATTCGCTATCAACCAGCAACGTCAATCTGTATACATGGGAAATTTCCGGTACAGGTAAGGCTGAAGTTGTTACTGATGCACAACTAACAGCAGGAATATCTTTACTTTCTTCTGTTGTTGCAGAGTCTGTAATTACTCCTGCTGAGTTGATTAATAGACCTGCAATGAGTGGTCTATTATCATCCGTTGTTACTGCATCCACTACACTTACTAATGGTATTGAATTGACTGGTCTAGCTGAATCTGCTATGGATGCACTATATCCAGACCTTACTTCTAGTATCATGATGGTTGGTTCTGCTAATAATGAAGCAGGTGCAGCCGCAGATCATATGAATACTGTTGGACATAACCTAGATGTTATAGCGAATGTTGACACAACAGGAATTGGTATTCTTGATGCTAGCATCATGTTAGCCTCAACAAATACTATTGAAAATAATAGTTATGGTGAGTTGACTGCAGTAATCAGTCTAACAAATGCCGGCATTAATGTTGAAAGTACAGTTTCTGGAACTCTAGAAACTGAAGTAGTACTAAATGCTGATGTTAGTTATGGTGTTACTTCAAGTGCCGAACTTACTGCAACAATCAATCTAATAGGCAATCTAAGCAATACAGTTACAGTATCAGCACCTGACATTATTAATCAGGCTAACTTGATTGCTCTTGGTCAGGTAGTTTCCTCTATAGTTCAACCTAGACTTGATAGAACTATTCAGATGTCTGGTAATTTGGTTGTACAGCCTTCTACACCAAATACATTAACTACTACAATCAATATGGTCGGTTCAGCACATAATGTTGCTAATGCTGATTCTCTATTGTCAATAACAGCTAAACTTGCTACAAATACAACTTCTATTGTTTCTACAAATACTTCCCTAAGTGCAGCTATCACTATGGCAAGTTCAATAGTTGCTGCTTCTTCAAGCTCAGGTGATATAACAAATGTCCTAGAATTAGCAGGTTCTGCTAATAATGTTGTGTCAAGTAATACTGACTTTACAATTGGTATGATTCTATCTGGTGGCAATGCAACATCATCAAGTGCAGCTGGTATATTGTCAAATGGCATTGCATTCGAGTGTGATCAATTATCATATGTTACTTCAAGTGCTAATTTGACAGCTGGTATTGCCATAGAAGCTGACGTAACAATCTCCACACATGCTGCAGCATCAGGATTTATAACCACATCTCCAATTGGATTCAGTTATGGATTTATAAATACTGATGCAACAGCAGATATATACGATTCATTTAGAGGTACAGCTAAGGTACTATCTAGCAGAGCTAAGGCAAATATGTTAGCTTTCGATTCTGCATTCGTATCAGGTAAAATCTATAACTCTAAAGAAAATAAGCGTAAGACAAGATTAGGTAAATCACGATGAAAAAATTTACAACTAAAGACCCAGTAGAAAAGATGATTTTATCCTTTGATTTTACTGATCTTTTTACTACAAATACTACTGAATCTATTATATCCTCTACTTGGGAAGCTAAGGTAAAAAGAGGCGAGGATTTAAATGCTCAAGCAATGATTTCAAACTTTGAGCAAGATTCAAATACTGTCGCATCTTGTTTAGTACAGGGTGGATTATCTGGTGTCATTTATATTATTAGCTGCATTGTGGAAACATCTGAAGGACAGGTTATTAAACAATCTGGTATTCTTCCAGTGAAAACACAAGGCTAAGAAATGGAACTATTAACACTATCTTCATTATGGAATTATATTATGTTATTGATAGCTACTCCTAAATTAATTTGGGGCGTTGTAAGTGTTTTTATCCTAATCTGTTTTATTGGTGTTCTTATTAAGGTACACTTCAGTAGAGAATATAAGGATTTTAACTTATTAAAGATTTTTGCTTATGATGAATTTGGTCATCCATCTGCAACCAAGATAAGAATTAATATTGCTTTTATTATCACATGTTGGGCTTTTGTATACCTTACAATGGCATCACTATTGAGTGAATGGTATGTTCTTATTTTCTTATCTGCATGGGTAACTGATAACATTATGGGTAAGAAACAGAAACTTGAAAACATTATAAAAGTCGGTGATAAAGAAGTACAAACAGAGGATTCAAAATGATAGAGTCTGAAATAGGATGTCAAGTTAAACCATATGTATACATGGCAATAAATCCTAATACTGAAGAGTTTTATTTTGGTTATAGACGAGCAAATAAAGTAAATGCAACAGAAGATATAGGAAAAATATATTTTTCATCTGCTGACTATATTACAGAAAATAAAGAACAATTTGAATGGTTAATAGTAGACGAATTTGAAACTGGTGACGAAGCATATGAATATGAACAATATGCAATAAGAAAAAATAAAGACAACCCATTATTACTAAATAAAAAATATCAAAATATTGGTACTAAAATATTCTATGTAACTGCACAAGGTAGAGAAAAGCAAAGAGCAGCTAAATTAGGAAAAGCACCATGGAATAAAGGATTAAAATTTCCTTATAAACCTTTGTCTGAAAGCCATAAACTAGCAATAAGTAAAGGTACTACCGGTGTAAAGAAAAAAAGAACTCACCCTTGCTCGGAAGAAACTAGAAAACACTTAAGTGAAATTAATAAAGGTAGAGTTCCTTGGTCAAAGGGATTGACAAAAGAAACTGATAGTAGAATTGCTGATATTGCTGATAAAGTAAGTAAAAAACATACTGGAATTAAACACAGTAAAGAGCGAAGAGAGATAGAAAGTATTGCTGCCAAAAATAGACATAATCCAAAGGTTTCATGTTTATGTTGCAAGAAAGTATATGATTTAAGAAATTTTGCTAAACACTTAAACTCTTTAGGTGGAAAAACAATAACCTGTCTATGTTGTAGAAAAGAATACAGTCCAGCTAAATTTAAACAACACATGGACCGAGTATCATGTTTACACTGTAGAAAAGAGTTTGATAAAGGAAATTTTAAACAACATATAAATAAATTGTTAAAAATGGAAAAGGAACTATTATGATAGAATCTAGACAAGAACTTGCGGAATTCTGTCTAAGGGCTCTTGGTGCAGGTGTAATTAACATTGAAGTATCAGACGATCAGCTAGAAGACTGTGTCGATATGGCTGTGGAATATTATCGTGAATTCCACTACGATGGTATTGAACGTGACTTCATTAGAGCAATTGTAACAGAAACTACTCTATCTGTAGCTGATACAAGTACATTAGTTGTTGGTGATATTATCACAGGCTCAACAACTGGTGCAATCTCTAAAGTTACTTCTATTGTTAATACTACAGACTTTACAGTTGCAAGAGTTCAGAATCTAAAGATGTTTAAGTTTAATGAAACTTTTACAGTCAATTCTGTTGTATATACAATTACAAAAGTCGTTGAAGGTTCAATCGATTCAAATTATTTTGAGATTGAGGACTCTGTTGTTGGTGTACTTAAAGTATTAAACATTAATTCTATTCTAAGTACAAGCAATTACCTATTCGATCCTAAGTTTCAGCTAATGCAGACTCAACTTAGAAACATTGGTACAGCTAACATGCAATATTATGTTGGTGCAATGCATTATCTAGCTGACATGGAATTCGTCCTTAAGAAAGAAAAGACATTCAGATTCAATCGTAGACAGAATAAAATCCACTTGGATATCGATTGGGACTTGGATGTTAAGCCTAACGATATTCTAGTATTTGAAGTTTACAGATATGTCGATGACGATCTATATGGCGAAATGTTGAACGATCGTTGGTTGAGACTTTATACCACTGCTCTCCTAAAACGTCAGTGGGCAAACAACACAAAAAAATACGAAGGTATGCAATTGCCTGGTGGAATGAGATTTACTGGTCAGCAAATGTACATGGAAGCTATGCAAGAAATTGCTATGTTAGAACAAGAAATGCGTGACTGTGAAGAACCTTTACTGTTCGTTGTAGGATAATCAATGGCACTTAAAAACCCATACTTCAAGGACTCTTCATTAGAGCAGAACCTATCTGAATCACTCATTATTGAGTCAATTCAAGTTATGGGCCGTGAGTACTTTTATCTTCCTAGAACTGTAGTACAATTAGACAAAATCCTAGGGGAAGATATTTCCTCTAGATTCGATGCAGCTATCAGCATTGAAATGTACATGCAAGACATGAATGGATTTCAAGGAGACAATGAGTTATTCTCCAAGTTTGGTTTGTCTATTGATAAAACATATACTCTGATTGTATCACAAAAGAGATTCTTGGAAGATGTAGTTGGTAATGTTTCTAGAATGGATCCAACACATCCTACTAGGACTATTAAGCGACCAGTCGAAGGTGACTTGATTTATGATCCTCTAACAAAGCACCTTTTTGAAATCAAGAATGTTGACATTGACTATGAGTTTTACCAGTTAGGTAAGAACTATATGTTCCACTTGACTTGTGAGTCGTTTAAATACAATAGCGAACCAATCGCTACAGGTATTGCTGATATTGATGCATTCGAAAATATGTCATTGAATGAAAATTCTGACCGTGACCTTTCTGATGAGGATAAACTTAGAGAGTACGGTACAAGCTATGCAATCGATGCAGAAGCAATATCATTCAATGAAGATGATCCATTTGGAGAATTATAATGTTAATCGGTGAAGTCCCATTCTATCATAGCACCATAAGGAATTTTATTATTGCCTTTGGTAATCTATTTTCTAAACTTACTGTCTGTAGGGAAGAGGATAGTTCTTGTCAGTTTATTAAAGTCCCAGTTGCATACGGACCGAAGAATAAATGGTTGTCTAGATTACAAGAGGATCCAGATCTTACAAACAACGTTGGTATCGTTTTACCTAGAATTGGTTTTGAAATAACCGGTTATCAGTATGATGGATCCAGAAAGATTGGTGCCATGGGTGCTAGTTTAAATGGCAATCTAAATGGTGAGAGAGTAAAACTATTCAATCCTATTCCTTATGACGTGGGTATTACTTTAAGCACCATGTGTAAGACTCAGGAAGATTCATTACAACTACTTGAACAGATAGTTCCATACTTTTCACCACACATGACTGTTAAGATTAACATTCTACCTGAGTTTAATGTAATAAAAGCAGTACCTATCGTATTACAATCAGTTAATGTCGAGGATTCATACCAAGGTGGGTTAAACGAAACACGCACAGTGATTCAAAATTTTAACTTTGTAGCACAGCTCGATCTATTCGGACCTATTGTACAACCACAAGGTGTTATTAAAGAAACTATTGCTGATCTTAATTCTACCACTGTTGCTGGAAGTTCAAATACAGCTTCTAATCAAACATATAATGCAGAAGTTAATCCACGTTATGCTTCAAAGATTGATCCACATACAGTAGATGAGTCGTGGACATTACCTACAACATTCTAATGTGAGTTATTATGAGTTTTGAGAAAATAGCAGATGTCTTTGATGTTGAATGTACACCAGTAGAGAGTACATCATCTGCAGTAGCAGTAATTCCTGCCGTTTCAGAGTCACCAGAAGATGAGGACTTTGATTACTCTCGTGCAACACAATATGAGTTAATCGAGCAAGGCAAGCATGCCATAAATACTGCTATGTTGATTATGAATGAGACTCAATCCCCCAGGGCCATTGAAGTCTTAGCATCTTTACTGAAGAATGTATCAGAGCTGAATCGTTCCCTTGTCCAAATGTCAAGTGATAAAGCCGATGTAAAGATGAAGAAGAAAGGTGTACCAGCACAGGGAGGTAGCTCTCAACCTGTAACTCAGAATGTTCAGAATAACATTATCTTTAGTGGATCATCTGCTGATCTTAATAAAAGAATAGCTGAACTAATGAAAGCTAATTCTTAAATCTAGTAACTAATCATGTATCTAGATAGTATCTAATTTCATCTAGTTACAATCTTTCTTATCATCGACCTCACAAGTCGATTTTATCAGGTTTTTCCTAACTGTCAACATTAAATGGAAAACCTAGAGTTTTTGTGAGTTTTTCCATGACATCAAATGTACAAGTACCACAATCAGTACTTGATTACCTTAAGACACTTGCTTTTAGATCGGATCCTAATCTAAGACCGGAAGGTTCAGTAATTGAGTATACTAATAAAATTAATATACGGATGAAATGATACTTGAGATAAAATCACCAAAGTATAAATAATTATTTTGGAGACTAATATGGATTATGAATCGATATTGAAATCTATGCCTCATGATATAAGATATTTGGAAGCTTATATAAAATGGATAAAAAGGTGTAGAAGAAATACAACTGGGATTAAACACCACATATGTCCTAAATCTAAAGACTTATGGCCACAATATAAATCATTTAAAACAAATAGCTGGAATATGTCATTAATGACTCCTTATCAGCATCTTGTTGCACATTGGTTATTGTGGAAAGCTTATAATACTAAAAGTCTAACATATGCATATTATAAGATGGGTAAAGGCAAAAACACATGTTTATCTGTAAATTCATATAATGAAATAAATGAAGCATATAGAAAAATCCAATCGGATAAAGCAAAAGAAAGATTGTCAGCAGGGACTCATAATTTCCAGAGTGAAGAACACTTACGAAAGATTAGTGAATTAACTACAGCTAGATTAAAGGAATTAGGTGCTGCTGGATTACATCAATCCCAAACTCCGGAAGCTAAAGCTGCATTATCTGTAAGAATGAGTGCATTACAAAAAGAACTGGTTGCAACAGGTAATCATCACAGTCAGACTAAAGAATCAAAAGAAAGAGTAGCTAATATGTCTAGGGAAAGAGCTGCTCAAGGACTTAACAATTTCCAAGGTGAAGAAAATCAAAAAGTAATGCAAGAAAAGGCTGCTGATGCTAGAAAAACATTGCAGAATAGACCATTAGTACAAGAAATCTTCCAATATGCCAAAGATAATAATATAAGAGAATTAAAGTTTGGTAGAGGTTGGTTTCTAAAATCAGAAGATATAATACTAGAAAAGTTTGAAAAATTAAAAAATGACCGTGCAAATACCAGATAGTGTAGCAGAATATCTAAAAACTCTTGCCTTTAGATCAGATCCAAATCTAAGACCAGAGGGAACAATTATCGAATATGACGATAATATGATCCTAGAATATATCAAGTGTAGCAAAGATCCCATATACTTTATTGAAACCTACTGTAAGGTTATTCACGTTGACCGCGGTCTTGTTCCATTCAAATTACATGACTATCAGAAGCGTGTAGTAGATGCATATCAGCACAATAGAAATGTAGTTTTACTTACTGCTCGACAGATGGGTAAGACAACAATCTCTGCTGCATTCTTTGCATGGTACGTACTATTCAATGATGAAAAGACTGTTGCTATTCTAGCTAATAAGGCAGCGGTTGCAAGAGAAATTCTTTCCCGTATTCAGACAATGTTGTCTAACCTACCTAAGTGGTTACAACAAGGAGTTGTTACTTGGAATAAGGGATCCATTGAACTAGAGAATAGATCAAGAATACTATCAGGTGCAACATCTTCATCTGGTTTCCGAGGCTTCTCAATCAATCTATTGTACCTCGACGAATTCGGATTCGTACCGAATAACATTGCTGATGAATTCTTTACCTCAATGTTCCCAACACTATCTTCCGGTAAAGAAACAAAACTAATCATTAGTTCTACTCCTAATGGTTATAATCACTTTCACAAAATATGGTCTGAAGCAGAAAAAGGAATTAATGGCTTTGCTCATGTAAGATGTGATTGGTGGGAACACCCAGACCGTGACGAGAATTGGGCAGAAGAACAAAGACAAGCACTTGGTGAAATAAAATACCAACAGGAAGTCTGTGTATCCTTCCTAGGTTCATCTATGACTCTACTAGATGGTGCAACCCTAGCTAGATTGACATACGATGTACCACTAAAAGATTACGGTGAAGGTGACTATGCTGGACTCAAAGTCTATGCTTCACCTCAGGATAATCATAGTTACGTTATGACAGTTGACGTATCCCGTGGTCGACACTTGGACTATTCTGCATTTACTATTTTTGATGTTACAGAATATCCACACAGGATAGCATGCACATTCTATAACAATACCGTTGCACCTCTAATGTATGCAGGTATCATCTATCAAGTAGCTAAACAGTACAATGAAGCATACTTGCTCATAGAAATCAATGACATTGGTGCTCAGGTGGCAGAAGAACTATACAATGCCTACGAGTATGAAAATATGTTCTGGACCAAAGCAGGTGATAAACTTGGTGAGGCTGGTGCTGATCCATATCCTGGTATTCGTACAACCAAAAAGACTAAGACTATCGGTTGTGCCAACCTCAAGGATATCGTAGAAAAGAACCAACTGATTATCAATGACTATACAATGATTAAAGAGTTGGCTGTATTCATTCAAAATAGAACAGGGTCATATGCAGCCGATGAAGGTCAACACGATGACTCTGTGATGACTCTAGTACTATTTGCATGGTTATGTGTTCAGCCCTGGTTCTGCGATTTAAC